GTAAAACCAAGCGACAAATGATTGGGGGTGCACTTGGTGGACTTGTAGGAGTAGCCGGTGCACTTACTGGTCAACATAGGAATCTTGGCGGGCTTACCCAGAGTATGATTTCTGGCGGCGCTCAAGGTAAAGCCCTTGGAGAAAGCGTTGGTAGATTTGTTTCCGGTAGAGGAAGTCGTGCTAGTGCTGATTTAAAAGATAAAAGAAGACAGGAAAGCGCAGAAGACAAAGCAGCAAGAGGTGTAGGTATAACTGCTGTTACAGCACCTTTTGAATCTGCTAGAAGAAGAAAGGCTACTAGAGAAGCAGAGAGATTAGCGGCATTACCAAAAGTTCCTTTCGGACCTGAACCTACTCCTATACAACAAGTACCTACACCAGAATATACCGAAGATGTCCCTTTACCTAGCCAAGAAGAACAATTTGCTGAAATGGCAGGTGTCGAACTTACTCCAATGGAACAAGCACTTGCGACACTTAACGAAGCCCAAAGAGTAGAGGTGCCCCCTCCTCAACCAGCAGAGTTTCAACCTTTAGACGGCTCTTACCCGGTTGCTATAAGAGAAGACCCCATGGCTAATTCACCAATTGCACAGGGTGCACCTCCTTTACCACCTGCTAACAATGAGGGTAGTGCAAATAACGAATTAAACGATATCGAACAGGTTGGAGAAAAAATGATGGCCGAAACTGGTATGGACCATGATGGAGAGTTGACAGACAATGAAAAGGCTTTACAAAGGACATTAGAACAGAATCAACAACAGTCAAACGAAGAAGAACAACAACAACAACAGAGACCGTTTTTCTCTCAAGTAAAAGTTCAGCCGTCAAATCAAACAAGACTAAGCGATTTTTGAGGAGTGATGAGATGTGGAGGGTATCGATGAACTGGTCAGGGACATGGATGTGGAAATGTCCCGTAAGTCATTCGAGTACTTCTTCACTGAAATCCTTGAATTCGAGTTCTCTGACCACCACGAAGATTGGCTGAAAGGTCTCAATGAAAGTCGAAGATACTGCGTCAAAGCGAGCCGTGACCACGGTAAATCTGTATTCTTTATGTCCTATGCGCTTTGGTTGGCCGCTTTCAAACCAAACACTCACATCATGATATTCAGTCACAGCCTTGAGCAGACACTTGAACACATGCGGTTTATCCGAAATAACATAGAAAGCGCTGACATTCTAAAAGGATTGAAACCTACAGGCAAGCCTTGGGCTAAATCATACTTTGAGTTTACTAACGGTAGCCGTATGATGGCTAAGTCGGTTGGTGGTGCTACTCGTGGTTTCCACCCTGATGTAGTAGTATGTGACGATATTCTTTGGGGTACTACCAGTTCTGAGTTACAAAGAGCAGCCGACTGGTTCTATACTGTTTTACTTCCGGTTCTGCACCACACAGGTAGATTGATGATGGTCGGTACACCGTTTAGTTACAATGACTTGTACGCTGAGTTAGAAGATAAATCTGCATTTAGAGTCGAAACCTATCCGGCTATCTTACCTAATGGTGAACCACTTTGGCCTACCCGATGGCCACTTGATGCTTTGAAAGTGCGAGAAGATTCTATGCCAGCGATTAAGTTTGCTCGTGAATATCTGTGTGAACCTATCCACGATATGTCAAGTATGTTCCCGATGACTTTGTTAGAGAAAGCCAGAGACAAAAACTTGGTACTGCTTGATAAAGCAGAAGAAGAGTTTGATGAGAATGGACAATCTGCTGGAGTATTTGGTCAACACTTTGTAGGCTGGGACCCAGCGATTGCATCTGATTCTAACGCTGACTACACTGCTATGAGTGTACTTAGGGTGTTGCCGGGTAGTGAAGAAAAGCAATTAGTACATGTGCTTAATCAGAAAGGGTTGAGTGGCGCTGCACAGAAAAGACAGGTCATCCTACTCAACAACAGATTCCAACCTGACCTGATTGAACTTGAAGGTAATAACTTCCAGCGTATGTTTGCGGCTGAGTTGCAGGATATGCGAGGCGATATACCAATCAAGACATTCATGACTACAAGGCAAAAGAAAGAAAGTATGTTCATGTCTTTACTGATGGCCTTTGAACAAGGCCAAATCAAAACACCTTGGGGTGACGAAAAGAGCAAAGAGTTTACTCGCACTCTCGAAACACAACTCAGTAGATTTGGTATGCAGAAGAATGGTAGACTAGAGTCTGTAGGTAGCCACGATGACTTGGCCATGAGTTTGGCTTTGGCTAATTGGGCTACCAAAGAGTTTAGAGGCTCTATCATCGCACTCGATGATTATCTTGAAGGCTTTGATGAGTGGTTTGGTGATGTGTCGCAGAATAGAGTAGCGGGGGCTAGTTGGTTCACAATCTGATAAAGAATTATATTATACCAAAAAGTGGAGATAATTATGTGGCCGAGTCTAGGAATTGGAAACTTTACTAAATCCGTTGACATGGGTCACGAGACTTTGAGCATCATTGCATCAAGCCTGACTACTCATCCTCATGTCGACGACAGTGTTGCTAAGTCAATTGCTTCACAGACTGTAGTGTTCACTACAGAAAATGTACCTGAGACTGTATATGCGCCATTTTGCATTACTGGTGAAGGATGGTTTGAAGACAGACTCGGTAAAAGCGCATCTGAGATTGTCAAGCAACTCAGAAAAGCCCGAAGAGTATTCAAAGAACATCGTGATGAAATCGATGACATCATAGACAATGTTCGTAAAATCAAGAGCATGGAGGTAGATGCTACTATCAAGCAACTCGGCTGGGGCTCAGAATATGAAGACGACATAAGAAAACTAGGCGTGAGTGAAAGAGATTTGAAGTCACTAAGGTTATTTGGCGAAACTCGTAAGAGTAGTTTAGTAAGAGCCTGTAATTCTTGGGCAGCAGCAGAAGATGCGCTTGCTAAGTTAGATGAGTTCGAGGATGTCTGGGGCGAAGAAGAAAAGTTTGCTTGGGTCAATGCTATGGAAATGAAGCAAGATGCTCGTAAAATGTGGAAGAACGCATTACATCAAATCGACAACCTTTCCAAAGAACAACAGAAATGGATGAGATTAGCAAAGGAAGAAATTACAAATCACGGTTCTATGTCAGCCAGAGCAATCACTGAAAACCTCATTGAAAAGGGCGTACCTCGACTTAATTCTAACAGACTATCCAAACTACTCAACATGTATGGTGAAGAGATAAACATCGTTAAGGCTCATCGAAAAGGCGAATACATGTGTTTGTCTAAGGAAGGTCTGATAATTAAAGACCCTTGGGCTTATGCCGCAGGCTTTCTCGATGCTGACGGCTACATCACCATTACAGAAAGAGGCGAGCCAAGGGCTGGTTTTATTGCCACTGGTGAAAGAGGTAAATTACATTGTGAACAATTGCACAAGAACATAGGTGCTGGTGTATTACAGGTTGACCAAAAAGTATACAGCGACGGTCAACGGAGCCAGCACCGTGTTAGTTTCTACTCCAAAGATGATTTGACTAAATTACTGGACAAAATCACTCCACATTTACAGATGAAAGAAAGGCAGGCAAAGGCTGTTATGGCTTTCATAGGTGAGAAAGACCCTGTAAGAAAAACTGAATTAAAGCGATTTGTTCAGTTCTCCAACAGAGACGGAACATCAAAAGGTGAGGAGTCTCTCCGAGAGTGGGGAGTAGACAGAGATACGGTCATAAGTTGGGCGGAGGGATTGTGATGGCAGAAGAAAAAGGTAGAATTGGTAGATTCCTTGAATCATTGGCTAACCCGTTTAGAAGAAGGAGCACTCCAGCGCCGCAAATGCCGCTTTGGACTACAGGAATTCAAGAGCCTGTATTGGCACAAGGTATTACTATACCAGCGCTTTACGCAGTAGCCAACGAGAATCTGATATTGAGAACAGTGTTGTCTACTTTGCAGCAAGAAATATTCCGTAGAGGCTACTATTGGGAAAAGAAATTCCATAAAAAGTGTACATCTTGTGACGCTGAGTTTCAACATGATGTTGAGGAGTGTAAAGAGTGCGGCGATACTGAATTAGTCGGACCAGACCCAGAGCAACTTGTTTATCCAAGATGGTTATTAGACCAAAGAAATTCTATGGAACAGTCTTTTATGGATGTGCTTAGAGAGATAGAATATGATTTGAATATTACTGATGATGGTTTTTTGATACTTATCAAAGAGTATTACATGGACCCAGAAACAAATGAGTTGGCTTTCTATAGAATCAAAGAGATTGTTAGAGGCGACCCTATCTTTATGCGAATTATTGCTGACAAGCGTGGAGTAAGAGGTGGTCGTTTCAAGGTATGCCCTATCCATCGTGACGAAGTGAAGTCGTACTCTGGCGAAGAAAAGAGTTGTAGTGTATGCGGGCATGAATTAGAAGATGTACATCATGTCAATACAGCAGGTTCTGGTAAGACACAGTACTATCTTAAGGGAGAAGTCATACATGTAAGTAAATACAATCCTAGTAAATTGTATGGTCGAAGCCCTGTATCTACTCTTTGGCGACAGGCCATGACTTTGACAGCGATGGATAACTACATGTACACTGCTTATTCAAAGCGTAGAATACCAAGAGGTATACTAAGCGTTACTACTGACAACCTTGAATCAATGAAGTCATTTTTCAAGTCAACTGATGAAAAGTTAGAGCGTGACCCGCATTACATACCTAAAATTGGTATTGAATCTGGTAGCGGTAGAGGTGGTATCAATTGGGTTAAGTTGATGGATAGCCTTGAAGAGATGCAGTATATTGCAGCCAGAGATGAGATGCGACAAAGAATCGCCGCTTTCTATGGTGTATCTAATGTATTCATGATGGACACTGGTAAATCTGGTGGACTGAATAATGAAGGTATGCAGATACTGGTGACCAACAGGGCGGTTGAATTTGGTCACAAGGTATATACTGACCATTTATTCCCAATGCTAGTAGAGCAAATGGATGTCAGTGATTGGCAACTTACACTATATCCGAATGAAGAAGAGGATGAAGTTACTCGACTACGCCGTGACGAAATGGAAGTTAACATTGCACAAAGAATGATGATGATGGGTTACAAACCGGAACTCAAGGAAGATGCTAACCGTGACATCCGATTCATTTACAAGCAACCAGACCCGAATGACCCTGCTCAACAACCACCGCCTCCGGGCGGTATGCCTCCGGGCGGAGTGCCGATGGGCGGTATGCAGATGGGCGGCGGTATGGGTACACCGGGTGCTTTACCAAGTCGAAACATTAGTCCACAGGGTGCGGCTATGCTTGGCAGACAGGCACAAATGGGTATGCCTCAGCCCGGTGGCGAAGGTGCAGGTTTGAGAAATAGAGGCCCTGCAAGCCCTCAAAACAGAACTAGTATGGGTGCAGGCGCACCGATGTCAAGTGTTCAACAAAGAGGCCCTCAACCTAGTGGAATTCAGCAGGCTAGTCAGAATATACTAAACGCCAGAAACCCAAGAGGGGCTTAGGAAGTTTAAAGTCAAGTGGTGTATTGGATATGAGCATGGACCTGAGAAAATTGGACCCAATGGCTAGAAAAATGCGTACTCATGTAGACGCATTTTACAAAGCACTAGACGAGAATGACGGCTTTTCTGCAAGAAACCACATCAATGAAATTGTAAAGTATGCAGATTACCTAAGCAACGATGTTGAGTCTGCTGTAATGAAGCAAGACGACTCTATTCAAGGAGTCAATGACATTTACGCTGGCGGAGTACCCATCATGAAAATGTCAGAAGTCGAGACTGTTCACAAGGCAGAAGCAAATGTTTTGCCGGGAACAATTAGAACTTCTCGCTTTGGAAATATCAACCGCAGACTATCAAACCGTACACTTTGAGGTGAGTAAATGAGCGACGAGGGGGAGAATGTTGCTGAGAAACTCATGGGTGCTCTCATCACTAAGATGGAAAGCATGGATGCAGGTCTACAGATGTTGAAAGCAGAAAACGCAGAATTGAAAAAAGCACTTACCAACCCAGCAAGTCTTTTGAGAAAGGCTGGATTTGTATCTGCTAGAAATCATATGCCAGAGGATGTCATGCCTGACACCTTTAGAGGAGATGCTGACGATGTACTTCTAAAAGGAAACAACGGAGAGCCTTTGAGCATACCCAAAACCAACGCTGACTTCCACAGCATGGATTGGGCAGATATACACGCACTTGCTGACCAAGCAAAGTCAGAAGGTGCTATTGGAAATGAAATAGGAATGGATTAAGATGAGACCTAGATTTGAACCTAGAGAGCCAGAAGTTGACAGATTGCTAAAAGAGGCAAAGAAGTTAGAAGAGCGCATTACTAAAGCAGAACCTAATTATTCTGGACAAAAAGAAGGCTCAAAAGAAGGCTACGCTCGCTTTGAAGCACAGCCGTCTGGTGTACCTAATGCTTTTTACAACACAAACAATGTACTACTTGACGGGGTAGAAGATGTCGCTAACAAAGGTGCAATATCAGAAAGCAGTGATGTTTTGACGAGAACTTCACCTTACTACCCGACTGCTTTCAGTACAACAGGGGCTCTTGAAAACTTCAAAGGTGGTGACGGTCCAACCTTAACAGAATTGAAGAAGTCTATTGACCGACTATCCAGCCGTCTAAATTGAACGGCTGGTGGTATGGATGATAGAAGGTCACTACGATACCTTTGATAGGGCTAAGTTTACCTTCATAGAATCTATTTACGACGGTATAGGCAAAGCAGACGCTGCTGCCGAATACTACTTTGCTAGTCTTAACTTACAAAGACACGGTTATGATTTAAACAATCAAGACGATACACTACTCAAGATGGCAGATATCATTCTCAAAGAAGACCATGATTGGTTTCAAGAGCAGTTTATGTCTGGCAGCGAAATAGCACAGAACCCTTCTTTACAGCCTTCGAGAGTCGTCACACCTGAGCCCGGTCAACCTTTTACTGGTGCTAACATCCAAATGAATCCGGGTGACCCTAACAGCGATTCCCATCACGATATTGATTACTTTGGCTCAAGTCTGTTTCCATTACACGGCGACAACATGGTTGACCATGTGGCTAATTATTATGTGGGTGATACACCCGGTCAAAGTGTTAGTCGTGACCATGCTGACATCACGAATCATTTTCATAGAAAGAACTCACAAACTGGAGATGCTGAATACAACCCTTCGGCTTTTCTGAGGAACACCGCTAACTATGGAGAGTTGGCCGACGATATGACTAATCACGATATCTATGAAAGGCACTTTGATGATTGGAAAAGAAATAACGACTCTTTGGTTAGTCTGATAACTCAAGATATGCATGAGCAAGGTATATTTGATGATGATGAAATAAATCACAGACTTGCTATGAAGCATATGGAGGAAGCCAAAGAAGGTTGGAAGGACAATCTAAAGTTTACTGATTACTTGTTTGGTTTGGAATGGACAACGCCAGAAGAGCGACAAAAGGTATACGACCACATTGCTCGTTTTGGCTTGACAAATAAAAACAACCCTCTCAAATTAAGAGGCGGTAACGATTGGGTGCCGAGAATAGTGCAGAACTTTCAGAATAGATTTGCACCTATCTTTGACCACTGGGTAGGTAAGGCTCACATACCGGGCTTCAATACTAAAGCAATCAGAGAAAGAGAGCCATCTGCTGCCAGAGAGCCGGGGCCAGTTGAAAACATGTCAGCGTTTGGCGCTGTGGAGAACGGTTACAAAAGAGCGCTGGACTATTTACAAGAAATGGAAAACATACCTGACATTGATTACACCCAAAGGCCTTTCCTAAATGAAGAATTTTCAAGTGACCCTAACGACCCAAACAAAGTAGTCAATCGGAGTATACAGTTCCTTACTATTCAAAGAGCAGGTAAGGAAACTAAAGTTACTGATGAGGCACAAATCTTAGGTCACGAAATGGGAATGGATTTTAAAACTATGAGGGCTTTGTTAGGTGTAGATTTAGATGGTAGACTACATGCTCCCGGCCAACATCCTGTTTATGGTGACAGATGGAATCCAAAAGAAGGCCCGTTCAGTCAAGAAGAAATTGACAAGATAATGCGAGAAAGAATAAACCGAACTCGTAATATATTTGCTGGCAAGATAGGTAGGAGAGAGGCTAGTATACATTATGCTCCTCACATACACGAAGAAGACTTCGACCCTGAGTATACTAAGGGTGGAACAAGTAACGATTCCTTAGCGACTTACTGGGGTAAGCCTTTCAAAGTCGGCGGGCTGAATAAGAATCCACAATTGTTGTTTGAGTTACTTCATCAGGCTACATTACTTCACGGTAAAAATCATTTCAAGACCGATATTAAGGGTGAAGAGGAAGAGGAGGCAGATATATTTGAACAGGCTTTCGCTCAGATGCGGGCTGGAGAAAAAAAAGTCGGACCTTATGACGAAGGCTATCCCGCTGACCAAGTGACTATGGATAACAAAGGGTATGAACAAAGTCTGTTCTTTATGAAGAATCCTAATACAGGTAAACTTGAGCATAGAAGATTACATGAAGATAGCGATGGAGGTGAACACCTTACATTTAATACTAAAAGTGCACTTGCGCCGTTCTTACCCAGACCTATGGAGGTCGTTGATTCTAAGTTTAGCGACAAAGTACAGGTAGATTTTGCTCACCCCGAACACGCAATTAACATCCATTCTGCTGGTTTTGCTAACCACCTTAATAAAGATGTAGGAATTAACAATTTCTTTTCTCGACACTCCCAATCACTCAATCCAGCGGTCACTAATTTACATCTAAACGAATATGAAGGGGCAGTCGATGAGTTAGATGATAAATTACAAGAAGACATAAATCAAAAGTTGATTGGCAGAAAAAGTGGGCATTTCAAAACTCATAATCCGTTTACTTTCAGGGGCGGTCACGACCCTGCTGCTCGTGAGAAAGATGCTGGTAAGGATGCAGTTTTGATAGCACATCATAAACATCTTGCTGGTCCTCCGGGCACACCTGTAGAAATAGGTCAGGTTGGTAATGTTCACAGACCAATGGATAGAGATGTTTACTTACCGTTAACATACGGTGAAGGCTATGTTAACATGAGTCGTGCTAACAAAGTAAGGGCTGATAACCTTAAGCGCCAGATAGAAGAACTAGAAAACGCCGCCTCTCAAGAAGAGGGTGAAACCAGTCAAATAATTGAAAACAAACTTATGGATTTGGAAGAACAGTTATCGATGATTCCTACACTTGAGCCTAAGATGTTTGGTGACAAGATGCCAGAAGGCACCAAGATGTTGCTAGAAAAGTTAGAGGCTGATGACCAAGCCTACGAAAAGTTAGCACGACAAAAAGCCGCTGAGTTTCCAGAACTGTTTGATAGAAGTCTACCTCCAGATATAATCGAGGGTAATCTAAGACAGTTTGCTCGAATGTTAAATGATTATTTTATTAATGCCCCCTCAGAAGCACACGGCTTGAGTTCACTCACATCCAGAGACGAATATGACGAAAAAGAAATGAATGAAAATATGAACCCTATTGCAGAAAAAGCAAAGGACTTTGCTCATAATAGTGATGTTGTCTTCAGTATACAGGATTTTATTAGAGCAGGTGGTGACAATAACCTTGATAGATATTTAGGGGGGTTGGCTGAAAAGTTAGGAATGGACCCAGAGGATTACCACACTCAGGAAACTATGAGGCATTTTTATCAAGACATCATATCTCCCTACATAAACGATTTACAGCAACAAGGACTAAACGAGGAATTATTGAATTTCAGTATGCCTATACAGACAATTGGTAATTTTGCTAAGCACCATTTTGATACACCAGATGCTGACTTTGGTGCGACACTTGAACAAATGAGAAAGACTAGGGGCTTTGACAATGAAGATGCTAGTAACTTAATCACCATGGTTAACAATTTAAGAAACGCATTAGTGCCACATAGAAGAGGTATGGGTGGTGCAGAAAAGGCTGGTGTCGACGAAAGAAATTATCAAATGGGTTTCGACATACATCACGCTGTCAATCCTGATGAAAGGGTGCATGACTACTTCAAAGAAAGATTAGCCGCTTTGCAGGAATTAGAAAGTAAAGCGTTCACTGGCCCTAAGCGTAATAAAGTTCAAAATCTTATTAAAAATTTCAAGCAGAGGATGATTAATGCTAGTCTAGTATTAGACAAAGATACCAAAAGAATGTTACAGGACAAACACGCTGAAAAATACGGCGAATCTTATAGAAAGGGTAAGCATTTCGCAAGCACTAGTAAGTCTTACAGAGCACAACAAACTCTCGATTCTTTGATTTATAGTGACCCGTTTGTCGAGCCGGGCGCTGCTCCTGCCGCAGTCACCGCTAGACTGAGTGGTCGAGTCACTAAACCGATAGAACCAGTTGGACCGAATGCTCACAATATAGTTGCTTCGACTTACAACTCATCTGGTAAGCGAATGGAGTTTGGTCACAATGTTCCTGTTACTTTCGACTATAAGATAGGTAAAGACGGGAAGATAGATATAATCCCACTACCTGAACCTAAACGAGAAAGGTTAGTTCAACCGACAATGGCTATATGGAGGGGAGCAGGTTTGACAGATGTGCTATATGGAACTAATTGGGACCAATACAACATAGAAGAGCATTACCCGGCTCAATTTAAGAATAATAGGAACGAATCTAATACATTTGCTAAGTCAGACGCTAACTTAGCAACACTTACCAATCCCGACATTATCCGCAAGGAGATAGGTAAAGGTGTTCCTATCCTACAACCTATGCACCGTATTTTTGAATTGGATGACCTTGAACATCTGCGTGGTTTTACAGGGGACTGGATAGTATCTGTTATGCCAGAAGGCGAAAGAGGCTTTGTCAAGAAAGAAGACGATGATGTTACTTCAACTAACTTTACTTTGTCAGACGAAGATAAAAGTAACTTCAAGAAAGTAACTGATAACGATTATCACTTAGATGTGTTCAAGACCGAAGAGGGTTACTATATCTTTGATGTTCTCAAATATGATGACAAAGAAGTGCATGATGTGCCGATAGATGACCGAATCAAGATACTTAGAGGTGGTTTGGAAGGTGTTGAGAATGTTCATGTTCCGAGCGCTAGTGATACCAGACTTACAGATGATGCTGGCCTCAAAGTCACAGTAGAGGATTTACAGAAAGAAAATGAGAAGTTGCTACTTCGTGATGCCAAGTCAACCTACATGGCTGGTGAACTGCGCCATCCTAAGTGGGTGCTGCTCAGTCCGGGCAATGATGTTGTGCTTAGAGTATTAGAAAGAAGAGGCAACGGCCCTTACACCTATCGATTAGGTACTGGCCCAGTTACTAAAGACGAAGAGTTAGGTGATAGGGCAGTAGAATCTGATGGTGAGACTTACATGGATGTCGGTGCTGCTTTCGACAGTGATGAAAAGTATAACGAAGGCGACCATGTTAGAGTTAATGTCAGTAATGTAGGCGAGTCAGAAACAGCCGAAGGGCAAAAGTTGTTTACTGTAGCGGGCTCTAAAATTGAAGAAGAAGCCGAAGGTGAAGGGCTTGTTAGTCAAGAGACTCTTAGTTTACTTGCTAAGGCAGAAGATTCACAGTGGCTGTGTGAAGTCTATAGAGCAGGCAGTGGTATAAGAGTAGTCATGCCACAGGGTGATGTTGTATACAAGTGTACACAGTCAGGCCAGTCTTGGACAGCGCACAGCCCGTTGGCATCTAACGGCTATCTGATTCGTATGTCTGAAAGTCAAAGGCCTTACTGGGCACCAGTCGCTGGTGCTTTACTCAAAGCCGATGTACAGATAGCCGCACCTGCCGAAGAACAAGAGGATAAGGCTGAGGTTCACGAAACAGAGGGTCGAGGGAAGCCTCTCATCCCTCCTAAGAAGATTAAAGATTCTGAATGGTGGGCTAAACAAGAAAAGGAAAAAGTGCTTGTCAAGGGCTTACAGTTAGTAGAAAAGTTGCTCAAAAGCGGAGCAGGTGCCGTAGGTCAATCAAGTAGTGGTACTAAGGGATTAGGTATTGACTACGCTACCCCTATAGAATCACCTATGGGACCTACTAACTTACATGACAAGAAGACAATGCCTGATTATGATGCTAGAGATATAGAAGAAGATTCTTCTATAGATGAAGAAACTGAGGCAAAAAACAAGCCTAAACACATGACTGTGCCCACAGAAGAGGGTGTGTTAGAAATAACAGAGGACTCTGCTGTATTCCGTACTTAGTTAAATAGTATGAGTGTCGTCTATAGAAACGATGACAGCCAGTTCGATGTTGAGAACCTCTCCGGTTACTCACAATGGTAGCATCAATTTAATCAAGGCTGATAATGACTTGGTAATCGCTGGATACGCATCTGTTGAGATGGTAGACAAGCAAGGAGATTTGATTACCAGAGGTGCCTTGAAAAATGCTTTTGGCGACTTCATGAAAGCAGACGGTTACCGAAATGTACAACTTGCTCACTCAAACATACAAGTTGGAAGTGTTATTCCATCTTACACTGACTCTGATGGTAGAGTTTGGAAATCCGGTGTCGATGATGCTGGTATGTTCGTAGTCATTAAACTACGAGATGACATAGAAAAGGCAAGAGAAGTTGCCAAAGAGATTCGCAAAGGAGCCCTTAGAGGTTTCAGTATTGGAGGACAAGCATTCAAGAGAATGCGAAAGAGTGACCAACAACATGGTGACTATACAGAAATCTCCAAACTGGAACTACATGAGGTCACCATTTGTGAAAAAGGTATTAACCCGGAGGCGACATTCCGTATATTGAAGGAGGATATTGATATGACAGAAACAGATGCAATGACAGAATTGTCAAGTGTGTTGGACAGACTGAATGGCCGCCTAGACGCAATGGAGAAGGGTGAAATGCCAGCAGGTCTTAAAGAACACATGGAAGACAAAAAAGATGATAAAGACGAAAAAGATGAGGCGAAAGAAATGGCTGATAAAGATGAAGAAGAGAAGATGTACGGCGCTGACCACAAAGGTGAAGACATGGCAAAAGGAGAATACTCCGATGTCATTTCTAGTGAATACCTAAACTGGATGGAAAACACCCTAAAAGGACAAGGTGTTGACATCGGTGGCGCTCGTGCTCACTTTGATGGAATCTCCAAGGCTAATCTAGGTAGCACACCAGAAGCAATTGGTGACGGTGCTGACTACTTCGCTGGACAAGTAAAGGGTCGAGCCCAAGAAGGCGGCTCTCCTTCTACTAACGCAGTTGGTAAAATTAACGCCAGCGGCGGTGGAAAAGTAGCAAAGGGATACTTGCACCCAAGTGCAGTCTCTCCTACTGATGTAGAAGCAGCCTACGAAGTTTACAAAGCAGCGGCTCTTGAAGAACAATTCAAGCACAACCTAAGCGGCGTATTCGCTGACAGACTAAACAAAGAACTTACTCAAGAAGCACAAGCAAGAGAAGCCGCTTCCTTTGACGCAAGAACACCTCTTGCTAACATCGAAAAGGCTCTGTCTGACTTGAGCAACAGAATCGATAACATTTCAAGCGCTGCCCCAGAATCAACAATTCGTAAGAGCAGTGATATGGCTAATGTAGAAATCCCATCTACTGAGGCACTTGGAAGCATGAGTTGGGATGAAGTTCACCGACTCGCAGGGAGTGTATTTACCAACTAAGGAGGAATATGAATGGCAAGAAATTATATGAGAACAGTAAATGATATGGAGCGCTACTACTATGGTGCTGGACAAAGCATGGGATATTCCTACACAGGTTCAGAACTATTAAAAGCAGATGCTCCTCTATTGAGCACAACAGCAGGAACATACCAAGCAATCTACGGTAGAAAAGTATGGAGTCAGTTGAACCAAGAGTTCAACGCTTTCTCTATCCTACCTAAGAAGCCATGGGACAGAAGTGGATGGCGTGTAGTAACCGCTAAGCCTTCTGCTACCGTTGGCGGTGGAATTGCAGAGAACGGTACTCTACCTGAAACTCAAAAGCCAACTTTCCAAAATGTTGCAGCAAAGCCAAAAACCGTTGCTCACTCATTCGACATGTCTGAAGTAGCAATTTTCCTTAACGACAAGGATGACGGTCTAGGTGACATTCGCTCAGTATTGAAAGAAGAAATGGGTAAGCACCACGCAGAGATGATTAACAAGATGCTACTTAGAGACGCTGACAACCCAGCAGGTAATGATATCGAGTCACTTGACCGTGTCACCGCTGGTCACGCTGCTTCTCTAACTACCAGTACAAGTGCAATTGCAGACGGAACAGGTCACCTCAGCGCAGCGACTGACTTAGATATCTATTCAATAGACCGTGAGGCTAACTTATCATGGGCTAATGCTGAGATGTCGGTTAACGGTGTTTCTGGTACCCCTACCAACAGAACTCTATCTCTCGACCACTTCGATGAACTATTCAGAAAGATTTGGCAGAGAGGTGGAAATCCAAAGGTTATGCTAACTGGATATGATACTTTGATGAGACTTCAACAACTACTACAAAGTCAACAAAGATTCATGGAAGAAAAGAGAGTAGTCCCAACTTACAACGGTGTTAAAGGTGTACCGGGTATGGAAGCAGGTTTCATTGTAGCAACTTACAATGGTGTACCTATCATTCCATCCAAGGATGTCGAGCAAGACGGAATTAGCAGAGTTTACATGCTAGACACTGACTACCT